TCAGCGTACCATGTGCCATTGCCAATTTTGACGGCCATTCATAGACTCACACAGAAATTTGCAAGGTTCCGCTGCCGAGCGTGTTCAGCACTAGGCCGTTGATGGGGAACGCCTTCATGTACGACAAGAAGCCGCTGCCCGTGTAAGTCGCAACGATGGCAGGCGCCCAGACAACAGCGCCCGATAGATCGGTAATGCTGAGTGAACCAGTCGTTGCGCCATCCCAGATCATTTGTGTTACTTCGATGATAAATGGGTATGCGACGGTGTAGATGTTTCCCGCCGCGCCAGCATTCGCAAGCGCCATGCGGAATCCTTGATTGCGTAACAAAAGGGTGGTGGTGGAAGGCACCGCCTCGACGCGATACCCTCCATTCCACCCGGACGGAGATGCACCCTGGACGGAAATGTACGGTGTTCCAGTAAGACCGTGAGCGCTGGTAGTCGTGAGCAACGCGGATGCGCCATTGCTCACGATACTGGTAATCGCAGCCGTGCTCGCAGCATCGGTTGAGGTAAACGACCAAGGATTCGCGGTCAAATTCGCCATAGCTAATAAACTCCCGAAGAAGCAGGCACGGTATCAATCTGATTGCGCGGGTCAATCGGATGAATGAGCTTGGGATCGGGTTGCAATTCCTGCCGGTCCCTGCTGCATTCTTTCGCCCACGCATTTTCGAGTGCGCCGTTTACGGATTGATCTTTGCAGCGATAGTTGCAGACGAGTAGGCCGTTATCCCAACTCATGTCCTCGATGGGCCATTTTTGCTGGCATCTCATACACGTAAAGTACGTTACCGAACAGTAATTTCGCCATATCATCACATCACCGCCAAGAATTTATCAGCGGGGAGGGCGTTCCGTTCTGGTATCATGCATCCCCCAGATTCTCACGAACCACTTCTTCTTCGTTTTTTTTTGTGACTTCCGGTTCAAGAAATACTTCTGCGGGTTGTGGGATAAGTTCGCTTGCTATTTCGACGCGGCCTTGTGCGATGCCAGTGAGTCTGCCGATATGCCGGTGCGCGAAAACTTTTGCATGTTCTACGCTGGCAAAATCTCCTGCTACGTTACACGCACACTGCAAGCGAACGGGTCTTAGCTGGTTCGCTCCAGAAGAGATTTTCACCAGATGGAACATTAAGCCTCACAGCAGTAAAATGATATTGTACAGCAACGTCAGAGTTACGGTACCGTTTCCGAGTGTAAGTGACGGGGTAGTTCCGCCGAGTTTCACTTCCAGACCGAGATTGGCGATAGTGGATAGCGTGGTCGAAGCGTTTGATTGCAAGGCTACGGTCGCTATTTTGTTCGCCGTCTGGTCCACTAAGCCGGTTGGAGAAATATTCAGCAACGAGGTCGTTTGTCCGGTGTACTCAATCTGGATAACCGGCGAGGTCCCAGCAATCGTGTATGCGGTGGTGCCGTAGACATATTTCAGCGTCAGCGTTGTGGGGATGTACAGGTAGCCAGCAGGGGGATACATGTAAGACGGTATCCCCGCCACAGTCGGAGGAGCGACTAACTGCACGGCTGTCGAGTTGAGCGCAAGCAACTGTGCGCTGGTCAACTGGTAGATCACCGCGCAGTCCGACATTACCCCACCGATATTGCTCCCGGTTGGCGAGGAATCGGCAGTGAATTGCTGGAAGTATTGATTCGTCACTTCCGGGGACAAGCCGAGTGAAATCCCCTCAACGAATGGTAGATAACTTGGCATCAGTCCTCCGAATTAAGCCCCGTAACTGAACGCCGTCCCGCGCCAGGTCAAAGCTACAACACCAAAGCGTTGCGTGGACAGGAACATGAGCACCTGTGTCTTGAAATCATCGTCCGTCTGCGCCATGAGCGGTTCACGTTCGAAGAAGTCAAGCTGGTGGCCGCTTTTGTCAGCTATCAATCCCCAGCCGTTCGGCGTGGTGAGGTAGTTCAATTCCAACCCCACCAAATTTTCTGCTTGCACCCAGTTCAATTCGTTATTGCTGGAACCAGGGACGCCGGGGGAGCCGAGCAATTCGCGCACATTGCGGCGCTGGAAGGGAGAGTGAACGAGAAACTTTGGCTTTACGTGCGTCGGAATACCGCGATCATCCGGTTGCAGTGCGAACATCACAATCATTTGCTGCAAAGAAGTCATCGTCAAGTCTGTATCCGGGTTGGGCCGGTTAGGATAAGTACCTGCCGAGTTGATGATCGTGGAGATGTTGGGGGAAATGGAGGTCGCCGCTGCACCGCCCATGAGCGGTTGAGCAGTGTTGAACAGCGACACTCCGTTGGTTGTGGTAAGCGTGGTGCCGAGGTTAAAGAGGGAGCAGCATACCGCCTCCCGGCCAAACAACCCGGAACGTGCGTGCGATTCCGGCATCTTGCGGATGATGCCGTACTTTTCGTCGGCAATCAGTTGACGTGTCGCTTCGGAAAGTAATCCGTACTGCAAGTGGACTACTTTCTTCGTCCCGCCCTGAATGATGCCGTCTGCCGCAGGCCGCGTACCTTCCGGCATGAGCGGCATGGGTCCAGTGCCAGAGAGTTCGTACAGGATTTCGTACGCATCCTCGCTGGTCATTTCGTTCATGTAGTGCGGATACTGAGGAGCGTGCTCTTTGAGGTCCGTGAACTGCACGAAGATGTGACGCAACCCCGGAGCAAGCAGTGGGGGAAATTGGTTGCGATTCATTAAGTTTTGCATTTAGTTAACTCCTCATCCTCTCCACTACCAAGATTAGGCGAAGTCGCCCACTGCTGTTGCCGGGTTGAACACAAACAAAACGTGTCCGCCAGTCGTGCCGATGGAATCGAGTGGATCGAACCCAACGACTGTCACGGAGTTCGATTTGTTCGTGTCTACGAACCAGTAGCTATTCACCGCATCCTGGGTGAGTCCATACGGCGCTCCGCGCTGCGTAATAGCAGTCGCAACAGGGTTGGTGCCGCCACTGGAACTGCCGATGCGTGCGCGGAATACCGTAGTCGGCGCGGCTACAAACCAGTAGGTGTAGCCGTCAGAGATTGGCGTCATGGGCGGCGAGATGTACGCCGCAGACTGTGTGCCGTTGGCAAGATAATTCCCGACCACCGAGCCGTAGCTCGTAATCGGGGAGAAGCCAACCGGCGCACCGGCACCTGTGGTGCCCAAGTTCTGCGCGTTCTGCGCGGCAATCCCGAGAATCAGGTTGCCGGCGCCAACGGTGCCTGACCAAATGCCCACACCACCGTCAGCGGCGATTACCTGTAAGGGGTAGCCATAAAGGAAAGAGGAGCCGTGTTCCTCTGCCCCGTAGTTCATGGGGAAAGAAATTGCCCCACCTGTGTCCCAATACGGCTCAATGGGGTCTGCAAATGCTACGTTGGCCATTGCTCATCTCCTCTACGACTTTGGTATCCTTGCCACATCGGAATTCGAAGGATTGCGCTTCGACGCCATCTCAGCGAGGAAATCATCACCAACAAATTGCGTGGGCATTCCAAAATCACCAGTCGACATTGGCCTTCCAGTTTGATCGTACACTTGCGGATAGGCCATCTGGATTGCCGCCATGTTTTCCGCTTTGCGCTTTTCCTTGTACCACTCTTTCTTGATCTTCATTAAGCGGCGGTCGCCCGAGCGAATCTCATCCGAGAATCCATCTTTGTTTCTTCCTCTGACGCAACTGTCCGCGCACATCTTCACGTCTTTGGTGGTAGCGAATTCCCAACCAGCCCAGCGCAATTCCTGTACACGATCATCATTGGCATTCTGGCCGGTTCTCGATTCGGCCCAGTAGTACACGTAATTGTTGTCGAGAAATTGTTCGATTTTCCCAGAGATGGGAGCCGAGCGGGGATTTGCTTGGATGGAGGGATTGACTAAATCACGCAACTCTTCCGGCCAGCGGTTTGTATCGCGTCCAAAATCATCTTCGAACTGTTTGCGTAATTGGCGGGGGAGGACGTTATTCGTGCTCATGGCTACATCAACCGTCCGTTCTTGAGATTCTCTTCGAATGCTTTTGTGTCTGTGATCCCGAGTTTGGCGAGTGTTTGCTTGGCAGTCAGAGTTTGACCGGGATTGTGCGGATTCGTCCACGATAGATCGGGGTCATTCAGAACTGAGGTATCTTGATTGCCGGCGCTGGAGCCATCTTCCAAAAAGAATTGCTTGTTCTTTCCGTCGTAGCGCAATCCGCTGTTGATTGCCTCATCGCCAACTACCAACTTCACGATGTTCTCACACAGCGCTTTGTAGTTCGGTCGCGCTTTCTCTTCGACGGATCGCTCATTCATTAGCGATTGAATCTTAGGAATCAGGTGGGGCCAGCGCTGTGAAGCATTCGCCATCACTTCCTGTTCAGTGATTCGTGCATTAGTCAGAACGGCCAAGGCAAGAAGTTTCTTTTTGTCGTCGGTGTCTCTTTCTTCCGGCGTGCGGTTCGCGGCGCGTTCTGCTTCTTGGCGTGCTCTCTCTTCCGCTTCGGCGGTGGATGCCGCGCTTTCAAGCGCTTCAAATTTCTTGTTGATGTTCGTGACAGATGTTGCGAGCGGTTCAAGCAGTTTTGAAAAAGCAGGCGCTAATTTCTCAATAAGTGCATCAACTTCCTGTTGCGACTGCTCTTTGTTCTCTTCCTTGTTCCCGAGAATGTTCCATTTCGCCATTTGGTATCAGTACTCCTACAACTGACTCTACACCTTTCGTACTGGTACCAGTCAAGTCCTTTTTTCGGCGGCGAAGCATCCGGTCTTGGGAGAGCAGGAACTTATCCCATTGATATTCGCTTATCTCGCACCACAGTTCGTCTGTGACTGTTCGCAGGATGATTCGTGTTCGCATCACTTCCCCCGCTTCATTTCTCTCCACTGCTCCGCTTCTTCCTTTAGCCCCAACAAATCTTCGTAAACTGAAATCTTGCCCCTTAGAAAATTCTCTTGTGCTTGCGCCTCCATCGTAGTCGGCAGCTTGTGTATCACCTCAGATTGGCGTTCTTCCAAGAGTTGCATCAAGTCCTGGCAAAGCACCTGCCATTCCGGGTTGGC